CAACAGGCAACTTAAAGCCAGTAAGGTCATCAGTCATCCCTTCCATCAAAGCATCAATCTTTTCCTGCATATTGCGCTTTTGTGGCTCTTGAATAACCCATTGCAAGGCTATTGATCCGTCTTCTTTGTAAGCCGTAGACACCCGCTTGGCATCAAAGCCTTCCATTGTTTCCCTGTCTACGCTCTTATGAGGGGCAACTGCCTTGGATGCTGCAAACCTTTCGATGCGCTGCATTGTCTTATCAATTGTTCTTCGATTAACCCCAAGAGCATAAGCTGCTTTTGCGTTTGATCCGTTCTTGATTACTGCGTTGCAAACTTCTTTCTGTCTGTCAGACTTTGCAAATTCCAATAAAACACTAGCGTCAATCTTTGACATCCTATCTCTCCTGCTGGTTTTGCAGGGCTGCGTACTCGCTTTCATGCGGCACGCTTAACATAACTCCCTGCTTTGTAGCCCAATGATACACTTGATCCAGAAAGTAAGCCATTTCGCCTTTATTTAGGTCTTTAGTTGATTTGACTTGATCCTCGATAATCTCTTTGCCAATGTTGACAGTGTAGATTCCGATAAACCTTCGCTTCAACCAGAGCTTCCAGACTTCTTCAGGCTTGTCATGCTTAATCACATGCCCTTTCTTTGCCATCTCTTCTGCTATTTGTCTGTACCAAATATGAGCCATTGCGTTCTGGCTTAATGATCTGGGGTTCTGGTATGGCTCAAACTTAATGGCCAGTGGTTTTGAATAATCCCAGCTCTCCAATCGGTTCAACAAGAAAGGCAGTCGCTTTTCTACCTCGTCTTTGCTGTTGATTTTTACAAAATCGCCCTGAGTCACAACACCACCCTCAACCATTTATCGGATAATCTCATGCTAGAAGTTTCCAGCCTGTCAGAACCTCTAGTTCTCATCATGTAATCAGACGGCTTTTTCTGAGCATCTCCAACCCTGTACAAGTCTCGATCAGTAAAGAATGGCTTGCCGTATAACCTGCCCTTAATTGTTGCTTTACTTACACTAATAGCCTCTTGAAGTTGCTTATAGGTGTAATAATCACCGTATTCGAGCTTGCTATCATGGCAGCCGCAAACTGGGTTTATACAATTTTCGCAATCAGGATGCTTTTGGTACTGGATGAATCTTGGTCTGTTAGCTGCTGGCATGTTTTAGCTCCCCATCGTAATAGTAGCCGCGCTGGGCAAGATAATATTCTTTCATTTCCTGCTGCTGCTCTGGTGGTAGCCAGCTAATATCTGTAAGGCTTTCGTCTAGCGTTCTTGCTCTTAGGCTGTCTGCCTTCTTGTAGCTCTTAGCGATCGGACTGCTACCGCCTTGGTTCTGCGACCTAGATAGCCAGCTATTAACGAATCTCTTAATGCCTGTCTTGGTCTTGCGTTTGGTTGGGTTAGCGTCTAACCACGATTCCATCGCCTTCAGCTCTTGGTGTACATTTACTGCTGGGTAAGCTCTACCCCAAGCAATAACGTCAGCCTGTTCAGGCTCCCAGTTTTCCTTTGTATTAAGTAGCATCTATAACCCCCATTCTATATTCCGACACATGGCATTTTTCACCGTATCGGTTAGTAATAGGAACCATACGGCTAGTTATCTTGTAACCTTTCTTTTTTAGGTTACTAACCCTAGAGGCTAGTCTAAAAATACCTAATTTATCCAAAGCTTCAATTCCTGTAATAGTTGCATTTTCGGATAAGTAATCAAGTAACCTTTCTTCTTGTGTCATTTTGTCTCTCCTATGGACTCGGCAAGCCTCGCCAAGTATTTAATTAAAGGTTATTTTTGATTGCCTTATTTGCTTTAGGCAATCTAATTGTTAACCAGTTTGTTACATAAGATGTACATGTTTTCTTAATGTGTACAAAAAATGTAATTATTTAAAGACGATATAACCCTTTCTACTTAGCAAAGTAAAATTTTAAATCTGAGGGCTATGCGACTCAGTGACTAAAGTTTGTTCGTATTTAGAATCGGTTGCCTATCCTTGGCCTTCGTTATTCCCTGATCGGCAGTCAAACCAATCAGGGGGTGCTATTAGAGGGGTCACTCTCGATCATGGGTTATTAATTCCCAATCCACACACCCGAACAGTTTTAAGTTTAAATTATTTCCTAGCTAAACTACACCTAAAAGATGATCCTACTTAGAACCAAAAGTCATAAAGTCGCTGATGCTTATACCTAAAGCGGAGGTAAGCATCTGGATAGTGTGTAGTTTCATGTTTTTACTGGCTCTCCACCGAAGTAACTGCTGTGGTGAAGTGCCTGTCATTCTAGCAAGTTTTGCACTGTTAATACCTGTGTCTTTCTGGGCCAACTTTAGACATTTGCCCGCGTCTATTAATTCCATCGTTTCAAATCCTGTGGTAGAGTAATTGAGCTGGTTCCCCCGACTAGCAAACCTCCTATGGTTTCCCCCTCGCGAGAGGGGGTTTTTAGTCTAGAACGGTACGTCATCATCTAACTCTTCAATGCTCAGACCACCCTGATTCACTGGGGCGCTTTGAACTTGCTTTGCTCCATCAGTAAAAAAGACCTTCACATTTCCAAGAATAGGCGTTTGTACCTGTGCTTCTCGCTCTTCCTTAGTGGTAGACTGGCTAATAAAGCCGTTGTTTTCGTACTGGTCTTGCTGCTCGGTATCCACAAACGTGGTTAGATCAAGATAAGTACCCTTTGCCCCTTTATACAGACGCGCCTTGTCAATCTTGGTAACGTCAATTCTTACAGATAATCCTACTTTCATTTCAACTTCTCCACTTGGTTTAGTATTACTTTAACGGCCTTGGTTACTTCCTCGGCCAGCTTTGCGATATATTCCTCATCGCGTTCAACCCGCACAAGAACATGCGGCATTTCTGGATGATAGGCGAAAAAGTCCCACCATTCTCTTTGGCTGATCCACATACAACCCTGAATCTGTTGCCAGTATTTCTTTACGCCTACTTGGTTGTCTCTTAAATAACTAACCATCGTTTGTGGCGCTGGGCATTTAATCTCTAATCCGCCTTTATCCGTAATTAATCCATCAGGCGAACACCCATACTCAAAGCCAGTATCTAAAATAAACCCAGTCTCGATAACATCATTTCCCGAAATAAACTCGTAGGCTTCACGGGCTTCTGGTTCCAACTCAGTTCCTCGCGCCATCCACTCAGTAACGTAAAACGGCTCAGATTGCCTTGTAAGGCGTTCGGCTATCAATTGATTGATGTACCCATCAGCAGAGCTAGAAGGCTTCCCAGTGGCTGTAATTAGCTTAGAAAACATGCTTGCAGAAGGCTTGCCCAGTCTTGCAGCAAGCCACTCTGGTGAACCCTGCTCATGGTCTAAGATGATCACTTCTTGGCCTCTAGTGCGGCAACAGCTCGGTCGTAGTGAATAGCCAGAACCTGATCAATAGACTTAACCTTTAGCCATTTACAAAACTTGGCTTCATCGCTTTCAGTATCGTCAAGAAGTTTCTTGATAATAATTACCCCGTCTTCAGTGATTTTCTTCTTATCATCACCACGCAGCATTGCAGATTCGGCATCATCGTCTGCTGTGGGTATTCCCGCGATAGATTGCAAGGCGTAACGTCGGGCGTAGGTTATGGCTGACCCAGATGCTTGTGGGTCTTTTTTAACAGTTGGTAGGGTATATTCCATTTCTAGCCACTGACCCGATATGTGCATTAGGCGGGTAGATACACCGACACCGTTTTCATTGCTTACAGGGAATTGCGTATAGCTTAGGCCGTTATCAGCAAAGGGCTGCTTGATCGCCTTAATAACTGACGTTAGATCGGCATAGCTAGACTTAAAGAAAGGGTTAGCACTGTCTTTAACAGCACCCCCCATTTGACTCTGCGCATTACATAGTGCGCTGGCTAGTTCATTGATTAGTTCTGATGCTTTCATTTTACAACCCTCAGTTTTGGTCTAATACTATCCATAAATGATTCAGTTGCATAAAGAGTGTATTGATCGGCTAGCTTCTTGGCGCACTCTTCCCCCATAACTGAACAGGCGGCAACGTACACGCCATAACCAAAAGTCAAAAGTTTTGGCAAATCTTCTTCTGCCGCATTATTTTCATGTTCATTGCAGCTCTTGAACAACTCGTCAAATACTCGAATAGTCTCTTGCTTATAAATATCTACATCGTTCATTATTGACCTCCTACGGTCTGTTCTTTTGCATACTGCTTACCATAACCAGCATAGTAAGCGTCTGATTGCCCGTTTAGGGCTGGATAACCTGTTACGCAATCATATTCACCGCGCTCTAGGTCGTTTAACTCATTAATTCCCATATTGCCTCCTACAGCAAATGCCCCCGAAGGGGCGGTTAAATTAAGCAGCTTGCTTAAAAGTATTTAAAAGAATATTTAGTTCTATCAGCGCAAACTTGCATCCCTTGATTCGGTCTTGATCATCGTTCTTTATGTTTGACTGCAAGGCATTTTCGAGGTCAGCAATTTGCGCGTTAATGGTTGCTTCGATAGTTGTAATAGTCATTTTGTAGCCCTTGTTTCGTTGAATGTGCGATTATAATTACACATCTAAACCATAATGTAAACCTTTTAGTTTACTTTATTTAACAAAAGACAAAAAAAAGCCCTGCAATAAATTAATAAGCAGGGCTAAGAGGGAATAACAGACAATTAAAAAAAAGTTTACGCCACATGGCGCACCAA